AAACGCTGATGTAGATACGGACTTTGATACCGGTAGAGGTGAGTTATACAATCTACTAGAAAAAGGTAGCACGGCAATAGATGGCATACTTGCATTAGCAAAAGAAGGAGAACATCCTCGTGCATATGAAGTAGCAGGTCAATTAATCAAAACGCAAAGTGAGATAGCACAAAATCTATTAGACTTGCAAGATAAATTAAAAAAACTTAAAGATGTAAAAGGCGATAGTCCTAAGAATGTTACTAATGCCTTATTTGTAGGATCAACAACCGAACTACAAAAGATGATAAAGAAAAATAAAGAAAAAAAATAATGACAACAATAGACCAATACTTAGGAAACCCTAATCTAAAAAAGGCACATACTAAATCACGATTTACTCCTAAACAAGTAGAAGAAGTGATGAAGTGTCTTGAGGATCCTAAATATTTCATAGAAAAATATTTAAAAATTGTTACAATTGATAAAGGTCTTGTACCTTTTGAAATGTATGATTTTCAGCGGAAGATGGTAGATACTTTTCACGAAAAAAGATTTACAATTTGTAAATTACCTAGACAAAGTGGAAAGTCAACTATCATTGTATCATACCTCTTACATTACGTTTTATTTAACGAAAATGTAAACGTTGCAATACTCGCCAATAAATCTTCTACGGCAAGAGATTTATTAGGACGCTTGCAACTAGCTTACGAGCATTTGCCGAAATGGATGCAACAAGGTGTACTAAACTGGAATAAAGGATCACTTGAATTAGAAAACGGAAGTAGAATCGTTGCGGCTTCAACTTCTTCAAGTGCTGTTCGGGGTAGTACGTTTAATATTATATTTTTAGACGAGTTTGCTTTCGTACCTACAAACATTGCTGAAGAATTTTTTAGTTCAGTTTATCCTACAATAACATCTGGTAAATCATCTAAGGTTATGATTGTATCTACACCTCACGGAATGAATATGTTTTATAAAATGTGGATGGATGCTGTTAATAAAAAAAGTGAGTTTGAACCTATTGAAGTACATTGGTCAGAAGTGCCAGGTAGAGATGAAAAATGGAAAGAACTTACAATAAGAAATACAAGTGAAACACAATTTCAAACTGAGTTTGAGTGTGAATTTTTAGGTAGTGTTGATACACTTATTAATGCACAGAAACTTAAAACAATGGCAGTCATTAATCCTAAAAGAAGTCCTCAGGGATTAGATGTATTTCAAATGCCAATCAAAGGTCGTACTTATGTTATGACTGTTGACGTTGCAAGAGGTGTTCAAAACGACTATTCTGCTTTTGTAGTTATAGATGTAACAAAGGCACCTTATAAGATTGTCGCAAAGTATAGAAACAATGAAATTAAACCTATTGTCTTTCCTAATATATTAAACAAAGTAGGATCAATGTATAACAAAGCATATTGTCTAATAGAGATAAATGATTTAGGACAACAAGTGGCAGATGCAATGCAATTTGAACTTGAATATGATAACATGATGATGGTCACACAACGAGGTAGAGCAGGTCAAGTATTGGGTGGAGGCTTTAGCGGAAGAGGTAATCAACTAGGTATACGAATGACTAAAGGTACAAAAAAAATTGGAACTTCAAATCTGAAAAGTCTGATAGAATCTGATAAGTTAATCATTAATGATTTTGATATGATTTCAGAATTATCAACATTTATTGCCAAAGGAAAAACTTTTGAAGCTGAATCAGGATCGCATGACGATTTAGTGATGTGTTTAGTTATATTTTCTTGGGTGGCTAATCAAAGATATTTTAAAGAATTGACTAATGTTGATGTAAGAGGACAGATGTTTACCGATCAACAAAATGCAATAGAGGCAGATATGGCACCCTTTGGGTTCATAGATGACGGAATAAACGATCCAGACGGTTTAAATAACTCATTTTTTGATGACGCAGGAGAATTATGGCAACCTGTGACTTATCGTAAAGGGGAATAGTAGAGATACGATTAAATATAAATATCTACAAAGGGTTATAACTAATAAATTACAAACTTAATTAATTAAGGAGAACTAAATATGGCTTTTCAAGTATCACCAGGTGTTCTCGTTACTGAAAAGGATTTAACTAATATCGTACCAGCTGTTTCTACAAGTGCTGGTGGTGTTGTTATTACTGCTGAAAAAGGACCGATTGCAGAAATTACTACAATTTCTTCTGAATCAGAATTAGTTGATGTATTTGGAAAACCAAATGGATCTAATTTTGAGTCTTGGTTTACAGCCGCAAACTTTTTAGGATACGGAAATAATCTAAAAATAGTACGTCCGATAACAGGTTGTGTTAATGCTTGTGTATCTGGTACTGCTGTTCTAATAAGAAATACTTCACATTACTTAACAAGTTACTCAGACGGATCAGGTTCAGTTGGAGCTTGGGCTGCGAGAGAAGCTGGTACATTAGGAAATTCTTTAAAAGTTTCTATGTGTACAAATTCAACTGCTTTTGGACCTAGTCAAATGAGTGGTAATCTAGTAGCTGGCGCAAAAGCTATTGGCGATACAACTGTTACAGTTGATGATGGCTCTCTAATGCAAGTTGGAGATATATTAGAATTCGGAGATGCTTCTGTTTATACAGCTGCGCCTTCAGGATACTATTATAAAATAACTGGTATTTCAACTCACGTACTAACAATTAAAAGATTTAATATTTCAACTGGCGTTACAGAAACTGGCGGATTAAGACACGCTCTTGTTGATAATGCTAAAATAAGAAGACATTGGGAATATTACTTCAACTTTACAAATGCACCAACTACTACAGATGACGTTTCAAATGCTGGCGGTTCACTAGATGAACTTCACGTTGTTGTGTTAGATGAAGATGGTGGAATTACAGGAACTGCTGGAACAATTTTAGAAACATTCCAAGGTCTATCACAGGCTTCGGATGCTAAAACTTCAGAAGGTTCTAGTAATTACTATGTAGATGCAATCTATAATAGATCAGATTTCATTTACTGGATGGATCACGAAACTACTTTAGCAAATGCTGGTTCAGCAAAAGCTAGTCAAACATTTGACCAACAAGGTGCAAATGATTTTACTGTATTTACTTCATCACTTGCAAGTGGTACAGATGACTATACAATCACTAACGCTGAATTTGCTACTGCATATGATTTATTTGCTGATACAGAATCAGTTGATTTATCATTGCTAATGTGCGGACCTTCACAGACAAGTGCTGACGCAACTGGAGACACTAAAGCAACTGCTGTTATGGATATTGCAACAGCAAGAAAAGATTGTGTTGCTTTTATATCGCCTGCGAGAGCAGATGTGGTTGATCTTACTGATCCTATTCAACAAACAGCTAACGTTAAAAGCTTTGCTGATGGTTTACCATCATCTAGTTATGCTGTGATTGATAGTGGTTACAAATATATGTACGACAAATACAATGACGTTTTTAGATTCGTTCCTTTGAACGGAGATACTGCTGGTCTTTGTGCTAGAACTGACAATATTGCAGACGCATGGTTTTCACCAGGCGGATTTAATAGAGGTCAAATTAGAGGTTCAGTTAAGTTAGCATTCAATCCTACCCAAACCCAAAGAGATGATTTATACAGATCAAGAGTAAATCCTGTTGTATCATTTCCTGGACAAGGTACTATATTGTTTGGTGATAAAACTGCTCAATCTAAACCTAGTGCTTTTGACAGAATAAATGTTAGAAGATTGTTTATCGTATTAGAAAAGACTATTTCTACTGCTTCTAAATTCCAAATGTTTGAATTCAATGATGAATTTACAAGAGCGAATTTTAGAAACTTAGTAGAACCTTTCCTAAGAGATGTACAAGGTCGTAGAGGTCTAACAGACTTTTCAGTAGTTTGTGACGACACAAATAATACTGGAGATGTAATCGATAGAAATGAATTCAGGGCTGACATTTATGTTAAACCTGCTCGTTCTATTAACTTTGTTCAACTTAATTTCGTTGCTACTCGATCAGGTGTTGCCTTTTCTGAGATAGTCGGCGCATAACCATTAGAAGGAGAAATAAAAAATGCCAAATATAAATGACTTTAAATCCCGTCTAAGAGGTGGTGGCGCTCGTGCCAATCAGTTTAAGGTAACTTTACCTTTTCCTGGGTACGCCGCTGTTGGAGGAGAAACGTCTGATCTTGCTTTCTTATGTAAAGCAACTGCTATACCTGGACAAACAGTAGGTAATGTACCTATTGACTTTAGAGGAAGAAAACTTAATATCGCTGGGGATCGTACTTTTGAACCTTGGACAATTACGGTATTAAATGATACTGACTTTAAATTGTACAGAGCTTTCGAAAGATGGATGAATGGTATAAACAACATGACTGATAACGAAGGTATCGCAAATCCTGCTGATTACCAAGTTGATGCTTTTGTTGACCATTTAGATAGAAATGGATCTACTCTAAAATCATACACTTATAGAGGGCTGTTTCCTATTGCGTTGGATAACATTGCTTTAAACTACGGAACAAATGACACTATCGAAGAATTCGGTGTTACGTTCCAATTCCAATACTTTGAAACAGATACAACTACTTAATACAAACACGTTAAAAGGAATATTATAATATGGTACAACTACTTGGGTTCCAAATAACAAGAAAAGATAACGATCTGGAGAAGCCGGCTAAAGCCAAACAGGCTTTTACTATACCTTCTCCAGATGACGGTACAACAACTATATCTGCTGGTGGTTACTTTGGCCAATACTTGGATATGGAAGTTACTGCCAAGAATGACGGTGATTTAATTAAAAGATATCGTGAAGTTGCTCAACATCCTGAATGTGATATGGCAATTGAAGATATTATTAATGAGGTTATCGTATCTAATGAAAGAGATCAGGCTGTTTCTTTATCACTAGATAAACTTGCTATTTCGGAAAATATTAAAACAAAAGTTAGAGCTGAGTTTGATGAGGTTTTACGCCTTATGAACTTTGAAGAAAAAGGATTTGACATCTTTAAAAGATGGTACATTGATGGAAGAATTTACTTTCACAAAGTAATCGATCCTACTAGTCCTAGAAAAGGATTAACTGAAGTTAGATTTATCGATCCTAGAAAAATTAAAAAGGTTCGTGAGATAACTAAAAAGAGAGATTTAAAAAGTAAAGGAATCGAAGTTATAGAACAAACGGCAGAATGGTTTATATATAATGAAAAAGGAATGACAGCAGCTAATTCAAATGCTGGTATAAAGATATCTGCTGATTCAATTACTTACGTTACTTCTGGTGTTGTTGACCAAACTAGAAATATGGTCATGGGTCATTTGCATAAAGCAATTAAACCTGTCAATCAATTAAGAATGATTGAAGACGCTGTTGTAATTTATAGAATAGTAAGAGCACCTGAAAGACGAGTGTTCTATGTTGATGTAGGAAACTTACCTAAAGTAAAAGCAGAAGCATATCTTCGTGATGTGATGGCAAG